ATACCGGCTTGGTCAAGCCGTACCGGCCTGCGCCCGACGATTTTCGGGAGATGTACCTGCGCTTCGGCTGGGATGACGCCATACTCGAGCATTACCGGACCAATTGGCGCTGCATCCGCCGCTGGATCGAGGAATGTGGCGGCGATGAGCTTCGGGCGGAACGGGCCAGGCTCACTGGGTGTGCTCTGAGACCGGCGCTCCGTAGCAGGGCGGCGAAGCGCTACGTCCTGGGCCTCCGGCTTCGGAGACAGCCGAAATGGCCCTGCCGGGCGCCACGGTTCTGGGACGTCGGATTGGTCGAGCCGGTTGAGGCAGCGGCTCCGGAGCGCCCCAATCCGCGCCGTCTCAGCGCGATCGCCGCGGTTCGGATCATCGAGGCCGGTGCCTCGCAGATCGACGCGAGCCCGGAGTTTCTGGCCGGCATGGCGAAGGCGGTGGAATTGATCCGCGCCGAGTTGATGGAGGATTCGCAGTGAGCGCAACGCAAAGAGCAGCCCGCATTGTGCTGGAGAGCTTCGTCCGTCGGCATGGCGGCAATGTCGAGGACATCGTCCAGGAGGGGAACAGCTATCGCTGGACCGCGCCGGATGGGCGTGTGGCGGAGGTTGGTTGGGAATGAAGCTGGCGCTCATCTTCTTGTCGGTAATCGCCATGGCGGTGGTGACGTTCGGTCCCGTTACGAAGATCGTTGCCAGGGACGGACGCTTGGCTGTCTGTGTCGGAAAATCGACCTGGCCGGACTGTGAGGCTCGGCGATGACCGGCCCCCTCAAGAACGCCCGGCACGAGCGATTCGCCCAGGAGTTGGCGAAGAGCAGCACGCTCGGCGTTGCCTACGTCGCGGCGGGATATGCCAGGAACGACAAGAACGCGGCGCGCCTGAGGAAAAATGAGGGGGTGGCCGCCCGAGTAGCGGAATTGATGGCCGGAGCCGCCGAAAAGGCGAAGATCGACGCCGCATGGGTGCTCGAGCAGGCCGTCGACCTTCACGAGAAGGCGAAGGCCGCAGGAGCGTTCTCGCCCGCCGCCCGCGCGCTCGAACTCGTCGGCAAGCACATCGAGGTGCAGGCCTTCCGCGAGCAGATGCAGCACAGCGGCTCGATCGAGTATCGCAACCTCTCCGACGAAGAGATCGCGGCCCGCATCGCCGCGCATGAAGCCACCCGTGCAAGCCACCCGACAACTCACTGACCGCGAATACCTGGCGCTTCTCGACGAGCGGGCACGCCGGGAGGAGGCTCGTCGCCTCGAAACCGAGCGCCGACGCCGGGCCGAGAACGCCGAGAGAATCCGCCAGCGTTGCCGCACGCTCTCCGGTTTTGTCCGCGAGGCATGGCCGATCTTGGAGCCCGCGAATCCATACATCCATGGTTGGCACGTCGACGCGATCTGCGAGCATCTGGAAGCGATCACCGTCGGCCAGATCACCCGGCTCCTGATCAACGTCCCCCCTGGCACGATGAAGAGCCTGCTCAGCGGCGTTTTCTGGCCCGCCTGGGAGTGGGGACCAATGGGCCTGCCCGCAACCCGCATCATCGGCTCGAGCTATTCGGAGGACTATGCGAAGCGCGACAATCGCCGAATGCGCGACCTGGTCACTTCCGAGTGGTACCAGGCGCTCTGGCCCACCGAGCTCGTCCGCGCCGGCGAGATGGCGTTCAGCAACACGGCGACGGGCTTTCGACAGGGAATTCCGTTCTCACGGCTGACCGGCGGCCGCGGCGATCGGGTCATCATCGACGACCCGCATAGCGTGGACGGCGCCGAGTCGGAGGCTGATCGGAACTCGACAATCCGCACCTTCCGGGAATCGGTTCCGACCCGGCTCAACAACCCAGCCAAATCGGCGATCGTCGTCATCATGCAGCGACTCCATGAGCAGGATGTCTCAGGCACGATCCTCTCGCTTGGACTGGGCTATGAGCATCTCATGCTGCCGATGGAGTTCGAGCCGGAGCGGCGCTGCGTCACCTCGATCGGCTTCAAGGATCCTCGCAGCGTGGAAGGCGAGCTGCTTTTCCCGGAGCGCTTCCCGCGCGAGGTCGTGGAGCGCGATAAGGTGCCGATGGGCGCCTATGCCGTCGCCGGCCAGTTCCAGCAGCGACCGGCGCCGCGGACCGGCGGCATGTTCCAACGTAGCGATTTCGAGATCGTCGACGCGCTGCCGGCGAAAGTGCGGCGCAAGGTCCGCGCCTGGGACTTCGCGGCGTCGGAAGTGAAGAAGGGCCGGCAGCCGGATTGGACGGTCGGGCTGGCGATGAGCCTCGCCGATGATGTCTTCTACGTCGAGGACGTGATCCGGGGCCGCTGGAAGCCGTCCGACGTCGAGAAGACGCTTGCGAACACGGCGAGCCAGGACGGGGCGAGGGTTACCATCCGGATCCCGGAGGACCCGGGCGCCGCGGGCAAGGCGGACACGGCGACGAAGATCAAGCTGCTGAAGGGCTATCCGGTGAAGGCGGTGCGGCCGACTGGTGACAAGGCGACGCGGGCCCGGCCGGCCAGCGCACAGGCTGAGGCGGGCAATATCAAGCTCCTGCGCGGGCCCTGGAACGACGCGTTTCTCGACGAGGTGTGCACATTTCCATCAGGGATGTTCGACGACCAGGTCGACGCGTTCGCCGATGCTTTGAACGAGCTCGCGCTCGGCGGGCCGGCCTACAACATCGGCGCGCTGGCCTGAAACGAAGAGGAAATCTGTGCCGTTATCCGATCCGCTCACGAATATCGTTCGCGGCTTTCTCGCTCATCTTCGCAAGCAACTTTGTACGGAGGATCTGTGTTTCTGGCTCTTCGCCCTGGAGAGCATGATTCGCGATCACGCCAGACAGAACATTGTCGATAACTTCCTGGGAAAGCGAACCACTGGCCCGCATATTGTCAAGGAGGAAGAGAGAAAGAGTAAGAGCGGCGCTTGAGGTTTGGTTCATTGTGTTCTCCGTCATGATGACGGCGGTAAGCCATCACGACGCCCCTCTGTAAACCCCTCTCATGGGCCTCTTCCGCTACATCGCCGACGGTCTCACCAACGTCTTCACCGGCCTTGGCACCGGCAACGACCCGCGCACCGGCAACCGCTACTGCTTCCGCCCGCTGACCCCGGACGAGATCGAGGCGGCCTACCGCGGCTCCGGCCTGATGCGGAAGGTGATCGACATCCCTGCATTCGACATGGTGCGGGAATGGCGCGACTGGCAGGCCGAGAAAGAGCAAATCGAGGCGCTTGAGGCCGAGGAGCGCCGCCTCGACATCCTTGGCAAGGTGATGATGGCGGAGATCCTGCGCGGTCTCGGCGGCGGTGCGTTGATCCTTGGTGTCCCTGGCGACGCGGCCATGCCGGCCAACTTCACCAGCCTCGGCAAGGGCGGGCTCGCCTACCTCCATATCGTCAACCGCTGGCAGCTGAGCGCGACGGAATGGGTGGACGATCCGACGGACCCGCTCTTCGGCGGCCCGCGCTTCTGGCTCGTCACGACCGGCGCCGGGCAGGTGAGGATCCACCCAAGCCGTGTCATCTGCTTCCGTGGCGATGCGCTGCCCAACCTGCTTGGCACCGACCGGGCAGAGCAGTTCTGGGGCGAAAGCCGGGTGCAGCGAGTGCGTGACGCCGTGATGAACAGCGACACCGCCCAGGCGGCGTTCGCGGGGCTTATCTCCAAGGCCCGGAACACGATCATCGGCATTCCTGGTCTGACCGATCTAGTGTCGACGCAGGACGGTGAGCAGGCGCTTGCCGGACGCATGGGTGCGTTGGCTCTCGGCGAGAGCATGTTCAACGCCACGCTGCGGGACGCCGGCGACGGCAGCCCTGGTGCAGGCGAGACTATCGACCACCGGCAGGTCAACTGGGCCGGAATCCCCGATATCATGCTGGCCTTTGCGCGCTTCGTCGCGGCCGTCGCCGACATCCCGGTGACGCGGCTCCTGGGCACCGCCGCCGAGGGCATGAACGCCAGCGGGGACAGCCAGCAGAAGGACTATGACAAGCACGTCCGCGCCAACCAGAACCTGCGGCTGCGGCCATGCCTCGATCTATTGGACGCCGCGCTGATCCCGTCGGCGCTTGGCAGTCGGCCCGCCGATGTCTGGTGGCAGTTCGCGCCGCTGGCGATCCCAACGGAGGCCGAGGAGGCGGAGCGCTTCAAGACGACCATGGAGGCGATCGAAAAGATCCAGAATACCGGCGCCATCCCGGAGGAGGCCTTCGCCAAGTCGGTGCAGAACACGCTCGTCGAGAATGGCTGGCTGGTCGGGCTGGAAGGCGCGCTCGAGGAAGTGCCGGAGAGCGAGCGCTATGGCACCGGCGGCGAGGATGACGGCACCGACCCGTCCGCGCTCCAAGCCGCTAACGAAAATGAGGTGGCAGAGCTTCGGAAGCGAGGCGCGATCAACGCTGACCAGGCGCGGGCGCTCCTGACCGATGCGCGGCCGCGGACGCTCTACGTCCAGCGCAAGCTACTCAATGCCGCCGAGTTCATCAGCTGGGCGAAGGGCCAGGGTTTCGAGACCACGACACCGGCTGATGATCTTCACGTCACGATCACCTTCAGCCGCACGCCCGTCGACTGGATGAAGATGGGAACGGCATGGGAGGGTGATGACAAGGGTAATCTGACCGTCCCACCGGGCGGCGCCCGCTTGGTCGAGCGTCTCGGAGACAAAGGCGCGGTCGTCCTGCTGTTCTCCTCGTCCTCGCTGTCGTGGCGGCACGAGGAGATGAAGCGGAACGGCGCCAGCTTCGACTTCGACGAATACCAGCCGCACGTCACGATCACCTATCAGGCGCCGGCGGGCCTTGATCTGGCCAAGGTCGAGCCGTTTCGTGGCAAGCTCGTCTTCGGGCCGGAGATCTTCGAGGAGCTTTCGGAATGACATTCCATCTCAGCGTTATCATTGGCCTCCAGGTCATCATCCTGTGGTTCTCTGGCATGGCCTACTTCGAGCAGCGCACCAATGCGCGGCGTCTGGTCAAAATCCTGCGTCATCAGGAAGACAAAGCTCGGGGCCGGCCGTTCGGGGAGATGAAGGAATGAGTCCCGACACCGCAGCCGCCATCATCGTCAACGACCTCGACAGCATGGCGAGACGCATCGAAGAGCTTCCTGCCCATCCGCGCTACACGGATGCGCTTAATGCCGTCTCAGCGGCTAAGCAGGCGGTACTGGAGGCTCGGGTCGACCTGCACCAGCGGGCCATGCGCGAGCGCCTTGCTGCGGCGGATGCGTGACGTGTGCCCGACCTCCTCGTCATCGACTCCGTCCCCGCCAGCGCTGACCTGATCGAGCGCATCGAGGAGGTGCTGGAGAAGGCGAACGCGGGCGAGCTTTCCTCAGTCGCCATCGCCTGCGTCTATCGCGACGGCGCCACGGGACAGTCTTGGTCGGCACCGCCGAGCTTCGGAACATTGCTCGGATCGGTCGCGAGGCTCGCCCACAAGATGAATGCGGAGATGGACGAGTGAGGTATGATCTCAGCGCCCTTGTCCGCCGCACTCGCAACCCGCGCCGCTCGATCATCGTCCTCCGCGAGATCACCGCGCCAGCCGTCATGGCGACCGACCTTTTCCGCGCCGTCTACCTGCCCGTCATCCAGGTTTGGGAACGAGGGGCGGCTCCGATCCTCGCCGAGTATGAGAGGACGCTTTCCACGTTGACGATCGACGGGGCAGATGTCCGAAACCATCGGACAACTCTCGACGCGCCGGCCGACGTCTCCCGTGAGATCGGATTCGTCGAGCAGGAGGTCTCGCGCCTCATCCTGACGCTGACGCCGCGCCTGCGCGACTGGACGCTGCGGGTAGAGCGCCACGTTCGCGGCAAATGGCGGGGCGCCGTGCTCTCGGCCACAGGCGTCGACCTTACCACCCTCATTGGGCCAGAGGATGCCCGGCAGACCATGGAAGCGGCGGCGAGCTGGAATGCGAGCCTGGTGAAGGACGTCTCCGAACAGGCACGCCAGCGGATCAGCAACGCCGTGTTCGCCGGGCTGAACGAGCGGAAGCCCGCGCGAGAGGTGGCGAGGGAGATCCGCGAGGCAACCGGTATGGCGCGGCGGCGATCGGTGAACATCGCGAGCGACCAGCTGTCAAAGCTATCGAACTCGCTATCGGACGAGCGGCGCCGGGAAGCGGGGATATCGATTTGGGAGTGGGTCCATTCCCGAAAATTGCACCCGCGCGAGAGCCATAAGGCTCGCGATGGCAATCTCTACAGCGATGATCCGGCGATGGTCGGCAAGGTCATCAGCGGGAAGACTGTGAGGACGCCACCAGCGACACGGCCCGGCCAGGAACCCTTCTGCGGATGCAGGCAGAGGTCGGTTATTTTCTTCGGAGACGACTGAGCCTGTGATATGCATATCGAGCCGGGAGGGACGGCCATCCCTCGCCGGCTCTGACCACAGACGCGAAAGGACCGCGACCATGGCTGAGAACATCATATCCGCCCTAGTTTCAGAGACAAACACCACAAAATTTGTCCGGGATTGCGCTGATCCGATGGCGCCGCCCGCTCGACGCGGTAGAGTGACGCTGGAAATCATGAAGTTCGGAGACGCTCCGGACGATGTGATTGTGAACGGTGTGAGGTTCGTTCGGGAGGCGGGTCAGTGACCCCGATCGAACACGCCATTGCCGCGATCGTCGCCGACCTTCAGCGCCAAGCCGCATCCTCCGGTTGCACCGTCGAGACGGACGGCTGCTTCGTCCAGGTTGACGGCAGTTTCGAAGTTGAACCGCTCGTTCGCGCGGTCCTCACCGCCATACGGGAGCCCAGTGAGGAGATGATGGAAGACGGCTCAACGGCGATGCTGGAGGACGTCCGGATCAATCTCCCGAACAACGATGTTCGCATCATGTGGCAGACTATGATCGACACGGCGCTGGCGGAGGGGGATGATGAATGCCCTTCCGAGCACCGAGCCAAGCCAACCGACACGGCAATGCAGCCGGGCCAGAAGATGCTACTCGGGCTGATCACCTGGGACGGTAAGCCGGCGGAGGAGGAGTGATGGTCAATCCAGCTAGCATCGGTCGCGAGTTCCGGTTCAACATCGAGGATATCGAGGATATCGACGACCTGGCGAAGACGGTTAACCCCCTCGACGCTGCCACGGAGGCTCAGAACCGCATCCACGCCGTAACCGAGAATTGGTGCGCCCGCGCCGCAGCCAAAGGAGAAGGATATCGCCTGTTCCGCTCCCGTGCTCGTTACGAATACGACGCGGCAGGGTATAGGGCGGTATTCGACTTCCAGATACTTGCACCAGGCGAAGGTGCACCGGCAACCGGCGACGTCTTTGGACCTTGGCCGGGACATCGCATCGAATAACCAAGCTTGGGACGCTGTCATGGCTGGCTCGCGTTCAAAAGACGGTCTGCCGTGAGGGGTCGGTTCGTCCGATCAAAGGCCGCGCCCAAATCCTGACGGCGGTAAGCCCCGCCCGCGGCGCGCAGTATCTCCGCCGCCATGCAGATCCAGTTCGCCGATGCGCTTGAGCTAGGGAAGCCCCGCCGGACAAGGGAGGGCTATCTCGCGGTCCGCGCGAAAGCCGCCCGCGCTGGCGTCTACGACTATCTCGGCCGCGAGGTCGATCCCGAGGGAAAACACTTCTCCGCCGACCAGGTGGTCAAGGTCTATCGCCCCGAGGACGAGGTCTTCGCCACCGACGCTGTCCACAGTTTCCTCATGAAGCCGATCACGGACGAGCATCCCTCGCAGCCGGTCACGGCCGATAATTGGCGCCAGCACGCCAAGGGCGTGAACGCCGGTGCACTGCGAGATGGCCAGTATCTCGCTTTCGACCTGGTCGTCATGGACCGCGCGGCGATCGAAGCCGTCGATGCCGGTAAGAAGCAACTCAGCAACGGCTATGCCTGCGATCTCGCCTTCGAGAGCGGTACCACGCCCCTCGGCGACGCCTACGACGCCGTCCAGCGCCAGATCCGCGGCAATCACATCGCCTTGGTGCGCGCCGGCCGCGCTGGTCCGGAATGCGCCATCGCTGACGGCGGTAAGCAGAAATTCGAAATCTGCGATGCTGCGACGGTCATTCTCACCGCTCTTGAGGACCAGGAGACGCCTACCATGCCTCACACGCTCATCATCGACGGCCTTCAGGTGCCGAATGTCTCCGACGAGGCCAAGGCCGCGATCGAGAAGCTGCAGGGGCAGATCACTGGCCTCACCGCGGACAAGGCTGCGGCCGAAAAGCAGGTCGGCGAGCTGACCGCCACCGTCCAGACCAAGGACGGCGAGATTGCAGGCCTCAATGCCAAGCTGAAGGACGCCGAGGTCACCCCGGCCAAGCTTCAGCTGCTGGCCGACGCCCGCGCCAAGGTCGTCGCCGCCGCGCAGGCGCTGCAGCCCGGCATCGTGGTCGACGGCAAGACCGACGCCGAGATCCGCAAGGAAGCAGTCGGCGCCAAGCTCGGCGATGCGGCGAAAGACATGTCCGACGCGGCGATCGAGGGCGCCTTTGCCGCGCTGACGAAGGACGCGAAGCCCGCGCCTGGTGCCGTGATCCACGCGCCGGTCGCATCGCCGAACGTCGCCAACATCCGTGATGCCGCCCGCGCGGCCCGCTACGCCTGAGGGGAGCCAGAACCATGGCCGAAGTGCAGACCACCTACAGCGAAGATTTCGCGATCGGCTATCCGGGGTTCA